TTATAAGTTTGATTTCCAAAATCTGTAGAATATCCTACAACCGTATCTGTTTTTACACCAACTTTCCCAGAAAATCTTCTTCTAGGTGATTGTGCTGTTGCACTATTACCATTAGCAGCACCAGATACTGTTAAAGGATCAACTAATGAAAAATTAGGTAATACTCTATCATATAAAACAGCATCAGCACTAAAATCGGATAAAAGTGTAGAATCAAAATTTGATCCATTTGAATCTTGGTATACTGATTTTATATCATCTGTTGTATATGCTGTAACCGTAATTACAGATGAATTTGAAGATTTTATCTGTTCATTAAATATTAATTGCTCTCCTTGAATAAAGGATCCAGTTGTTTGTGATAAAATAAGTTCTGCTGGATTATGATTTGCAACATATCCTATTGCACCACTACTAAGTCCTCTAACACGACTAGAAAGTGGAATATTTGTTGCAATTGTTCCAGGATTAGAAATTTGTAATACTGTATATGTTTGAAGATCATAAAGATGAAGATCCCACTCACTACTACTTCCAGTATATTCTGCACCAGAAAGAGCGAATGAATAAATGCGAGCCTCACCAATTTTTGTTCCAGATCCACTAGTTGGGTTAGCAGCAGAAGTTTTTCTTTGACTGTGAAGAGAAATAACATTGGCATTAGATCCACCAACATTAATCCAAGGAGTACCTTCAACATTATCAATTTTCAACATACTACCCATTCTAAATGGAACGGATGCTGATTTTATAGTTTTTGTATCTCTTGGTTTGTCTACATCTAAAACAGTAGTTCCTGGTAAAGTGACATCAAATCCTCTAACATATGCCTTACCTGGAGACAACTTAACACACATAGTGTCTTCTGAAGGATCGTTACCCTCATCAGTCTTTTGCCCTTCTACATATAAACCATTTGAAGAAATTTCATCATTTAAAGAGTTTTGAATATTAACTCTAAATGGGTTTACTGCATAGTTTCCAGATTCATCGTATGTTCTCTTAGCAAAATACTTTTTAATTTCAGAATATACTGAAGTATCTTGTAATTTTTTAATTTCACCATCCCTAACACGAATTAATTCTACAAAATTCGTATCTTCAAAATCTAAAAGTGCTTTTTTCGCTAATTTGACACTTATTTTGAATCTATCTGCACCTGGTGCGGCATAGTTAGTAAACCCTTTAGCATTATCATTTAGAGAAGAATCATCATTTGCACTGATTACAGTCTCAGATATCTCAAGACCAACTCTATATGATGGTTTATTGGAATATGGTTCTAATACAAGAACATCCTTAGTTACATCTACAAAAACTCCTCTGATAAAATATACTCCATTATCAATACCAACTGCAGATCCAGTAGTACAAGGATCTTCAGATAATACTGTTAGGATTGTTTCGCCAGCATTTAACGTAGTATTTCCATAAGTAATATTTTCTTCAAGTGTTAAAATTTCTTCATGGGGGAACATTTCACTTATAGAACTTGTTCCAGATTCATTATATTTGACAAAAAGAGTAATATCCTCAATACCTTCGTCTGGTGGTAAAAGATAATTCTTAATAGTACCAACTATTTGTGAATTTTGCCCCCTAACTTTAGTTCCTTTTCCATTATTATTGTTTATTAACGCATCCAAATATATTGTGACATCAACCCCCAAATGATCTGGGTTTACCTTTACTGAAAAATATGTGCTATCGTAAGTAACTGCTCCAGGTATAACCATAGAGCCTTCTTTGAATATATGACTTCCAAACGATTCTAATTGATTCTGTAGTATAGACTGAAGACTTGTTAATTCTCTAGCTTGAACTGGAAATCCAGGTTTAAACAGTACCTTATAAAAGTTATCTGCCTTATCAAAATCATCATAATAAGGACTTATATTTAAGTTTGTCTTTTGTGGCATTTTTCTTTAGAATTCCAGGATGATTTTGACGTCTTCTTTTTGTCTCTCATTACGAGCAATCAAAGGTCTGTTGTCTAGGTAAACAATTTCCCCTGATCCTTTATTTATCTCTGAATTAGATAACCCATTTGAGAAAGTAATTCCCAAATCAATTAACTTAGTTCCAGTTGGGTTTGTAGTTATTCCACTAAATGATGTATTAATACCAGCAGAGAAGTTGGAACTGTCACCTTTTATAGCATTTGATGATGCTTCAAAAGAATAAATTGCACCAGAGGTTGATATACCAGTGTAATCTGTTTGATCTCTTGTAGTAGTATAATTTAAAGATCTATCCCTAAAATACTTCATAACTTTAGTATCTTTATCATATGAAGCAACATATCCTTGAGCAATTCGCCCAGATGTTAATACTTGCGTTATACGTTCACCTACTTTAGGTTCATCCCCAGAAACGGTATCAAAAATAAACGCTTGTGCTGCTGAATACGTAGAATCTGTATATGTTACTGAAGTTCCTACTTTAGTTGGGTTTTTAACAACCCCCACCTGTGCAAATTTAGTATCTGATGGAAAATCCTTTGTAGAATCATCAAATCTTGCATATATCAAAACCCTATCAGTTCCCAATTCTTTATAAAGATCATATCCATGCCCTAAAGAAGGTGGGATAATTGGAACAAGTTTTGCTCTTTGATTTGATGGGTGAGCAGCATCTTGTAATGCACCCAGATCAATCAACCCATAACTATAACCACTTCCACCAGAACTAACAGTAGCATTAACTACTTTTCCACTCACAATATCAACTCGTGCTTTACCACCAGTACCATCACCTAATATATCAACTTCTTGCCCTAATCCATCTGCATATTTACCACCAGCATTAGCAATATAAATGTGCTTAATTTGATTGCCGTTTAATGTAGAATCTCCATTTTCTCTAACAGCTTTAATTTGAGCGTCTGTGCTTGTCGACCAATTATTAGGAACGGTGATATACTCAGTAGAGTCAAATTTTAAAATATCTGCAGGAGAAACAGTATACAAATATTTCCACACATATCCATCACCACTAGTACCTGCTCTAGAAGGTTCTAAATCAGTGAACATTGGTTCATCCTGAGAGATATTACCAGTTGGATTGGATCCACTTGAACCATTTGAAATGCAAAGATATACTTTGAATTCAGAGTTCATTACATAATAACTTGCACCATATAATCTACTAGAATCATTTATTGGACTCTGAGCACCTGCTTCAGTTGAATAATCATCACGATACATTTCATATCTTTTACCAGCAGTCCAGTCTATCCTTCTAACAATTCTTCTTATATTAGCAGAAGCAATCCTCTTACCAAACATCATAGTATCGCCAACATGAGCAACACTAGAAAAACTATCTAATGGTTTTGGTGTCAAATTAGTTTTGTTCCAATCACTAGACCTACCATATCCAACCTGAACACTAGGTGATGGTGTTCCTGTTGGGTTTGGCAATCCAATAAAAACATAGTATGAATTTTTTTCTGATTCTACTGATTCGACAAAGTTGCTTGCGTTTAAAATTCTAAACTGATCAGTAACAATTGCTGGCATGATTATAAATTAAACTTTTTTTCTTTATTTATAGACATAATTTTATAGTCCACTAACAACCCTAATAGAACCAGTATTTCTTAGTCCAAATTCAGAATTTAAACCGTTGTAATACCTTCTTTGTATTGTTGGGAAAGTTGATAAACCAGAATCAACTGTTAGTCCAGTAACACCAATTGAGATTGGTGAAGTTGATCTAGTTCCATTATATATTCTACCCCAAGATATAGTCCCTAACGAGGTTGTTAATCCAACGTTAGTTATATCATAGTAACCAGTTTGAGCAAAACCAGTAGTATTAGTTGAACTTAAGATATCACAGGTAATTTCTGCTCTAAAGTCACTAAGTTGTGAGAATGTATGAACTTTGTAGATGTTATCTAAGAAGTGTGTTCCAATAGCAACTACGCTATTATCATTTCCATCAACAGAAGTAACTCCACTTCCTATTGTAGTATCTTTAATTAGAAGAGGATATCCAACTGCTAACTTATTAGCATTTGATTTGTTTGAAGTAAAGAAGAACTTAAGTGCTTTAGTTCCTGCTCCACCAGAACCTTCTACTGCAGCAATTCCAGTAATAATACCAGTATAACCTTCAACATTATCAAAGGAAGTCATTTTCTCAGTTTGATATGGAGGTTTCTTAATGATTACTTGTGGTGGATTTGTGTGAGTGTATCCTAATCCAATATTGTCTATTGTTATAGAAGTAACTTTACCACCCACAATATTTGCAGTTGCTTCTGCAAATGTAGAAACTCCAACTTGTGCATATTCATTTCTAACAGTTGTTCCAATACCAACTCCTATTGGTGCTGCTATTGATAATGTAACTGCAGAACCAACATAACCACTGCCAGATTCAACAATAGTAAATGCTGATATATCACCTTTATCGGAAACAGTTGCGGTAATCGCTGCTGCTACAGAATTAGGAGATGCCATTAATATTGCATCTACTGCTGTAATATTAACATTATACCTATCATCAGTTCCTAATGCAGGGTTAGCATCATCTTCATAGAAGAATGCTTCTGCATCATCAACAAATAGTCCACCACTAGCACCTGTACCAGAAGATGTAGTTACGTCCCCTATAATCTTTGCAGTTGGATAAATTTGTGGTTCAATAATTTCCCTTGCTTTAGAGATTAATTCACCCTTGATAATCTTATCTTCTTTCTGTTTTGTCCAATCAACTGGTTTAAATATAGATTCGTTTATTCCAACTCCTCTATACAATGTTGTTTCGACAAGATCTGATCCAAGAATATCTTTAATAATTCTATCAGTCTCCTGATCTATAGTATCTGTAAATGCTGGATTCTTAGTAATACGAATATCATCACCAATTTTGATAGTTTCATTAATATTAACTATCTCAACATCAACACCATCTTGTCCCTTATAGAAGAATACATCAACTTTATCTTTTTCTGAAGGTGCTTCAGTGAATGTAAATGTTGTTCCACCTTCAAACTGATATGCAACATTAGGAGTCTGCATAACACCATTCACAAAGATTACTAGAACTGCGTTTAAATCAATTTGTTCCCCTAATAGAGAATCTTCATCAATCTCAAAACTTAATAATTGACCATTACGGAATAATGGGAATCTCTTTCTAGTTCCAGTTTGCATAGGTGAAATATCATCTATGAAATCCAATTCACCAAATTGCCAAGCAGAGAAGAAATCATTAAATGTCTGAACAACTTCAAGTTGGAACTCTTGTAAAGGTTTCTGCAATCTCTTGTCAGTAACTAGTCCAATTGGTGTAAATTTATCCCCAACATTGAATGAGTAACCAGATCTAGCAATATCAAATTCAGAAATCTCAAACATACTTCTTGCAGTTCCAACATTAGTTGTTGCTGCTCCAACCTTAAGATTTAATAGTAAGTTTCTACCAGTATCTTCTGTTTTACCAACACCCAATCTAGAAACACCAACAACTGGCATATTTTCGTATATTGGTTCTGGAGTCGTAATCTCAGGGTTAACATACCTTGCACCCTGATTAGTAATATTAAATTCTAAAGCACCACCAGTTCCTGCAGGAGATTTACCAACCTGTAGTCTCATGCTGTTTGTTGTTACTCTACCAACAGGTAAATCTGTATCATATGCTGGATCAGTTGTGCGTGGATATGGGTGAATTGTTTGATAAGCATCTTGAGCACACTTGAATACTAGAGATCCTGTTGTAATACCAACATTGGCATTTGATTTCTGAATACAATTAGTTACAGTCTTAGCAGGTACAAATGTATGTGTAAATTGTGAGGCAGATGGACTTGGATTTACATTAACTTTGAATGTATTGGTCGTAGTATTGTAAATTGAAAGCCATCTTCCACTAGCATAATCTGTTGGTCTTGGATATCTGTGTTCAGTTTGATTATTATCCTTTGTACAAGTGAATGTTAGACCAAAATCTTCAATTAGAATCTTATCACCTACAGAATAACCATGATTTGCTTTAGTAAGAGTTAAATTACCAGTATTCTTCACATAAGATGCATTTGTTGGTGTTGTGAGAGAAGCACCAGCAATACCATGATTATTACTAATAACGATTATCTCACCAGTTGCTGGATCGTAAGTTGCACTACTTGCTGTTGTAGTTCCATATGAAACTGTAACACCATCTTGTTGATGTGGAGCACCAACATTAACAGTTACTGTAGTTCCAGTTACTGCAGTAATTGATAATGCTGTATTGTATGCTGGATCAGAAGTTCTTGGATAAGCATGTAATGTCTTATGATTATCAGCATCGCAAGTAAAGATAAGTGCTTTAGGTGCGATTGTTAAAGTATCGCTAGTAGTGTAACTATGAGATCCTATTGTTAATTCTAATACTCCAGTAGTTGGAATATAAGTTGCAGCAGAAACAGCTCTCTTTGTAGTTCCAACAGTAACTGCATCCCACTTTTTAGTTCCTTTAAATATATGAGTTCCGATAGAATTTACAAATCTATGCTTATTTGTTCCAACTTTAGCTGAGAAAACAGCACCAGTTCCTCCACCACCACCAGATCCAACATTAACACTAATAGTATTACTTGTAGAATCATCTAATCCTAATGTTACACCAGCAGCAGGATCAGTAGAACGAGGATACGGATGAATACTATTATGCTTATCCCTAGAACAAGTAAAGTTTAGAGATTCTGTTGCAATAGTAATCGTATTTGTTGCTCTTTGAATTGAATCTTTCGCTGCATCCAATCCAGCAACAAATGTATGTGTATAATCACCACCAGTTTTTACTGCATTTGGATTTGCACCACTGAAAGTATGTCTTGAAATATTTGTTGATGGTATTGTAGTTAGAGTTTGAATTGTGATAGTTGTATCAGTAACAGATTCAATCTTGATTGCAGTATCATAGAATGGATCAGTAGTTCTAGGATATGCCTTTTCAGCATTATTATCATCAAGATCACAAGTAAATTTAATTGATTCTTGAGCAAGTTTGATGCTAGTTCCTGGTTTTAATGTATGAGGTCCAACTGTTATTTCCATCAACCCTGTTGTAGGATCATACTCAGCAAAAGTTGGTGTGAATGTTACTTCTGGTGACGCACCAACATTAATATCAAAGGTAAATTGAGTTGTATTTGTAATTTGTACCCACTTACCGCTTATCGGATCAGAAGGTCTAGGATAAGTATGGTTGCTACCATTACTATCCATTGTACATGTAAGTGTAATTGAATGATCTTTGATCTTAACATAATCACCATCAGAGAATCCGTGACCATTAGTCAATACACCTGCAGTAATTGTTACAACACCAGTAGATGGCGTATATGCCACACCATTAATATCGTGTGTGGTTGCAGCAGTTAATCCATGATTATTACCAAGAGTTAATATTAATTCACCAGTTGATGAAATATAATCTACAGTTGATGGTGTATAATTTACTGATGCATTGTCTGTTATTGCATTCGCATTTGCAGAAACAAATTTATGTACAAATTCTA